CTGAAGAGCTTGCGCCCGATACTACTGTAATGTCATTAACCAGAATACGAGCAATGCATGAAGGATTACGTGCCAAGAAAACCAAACTGGAAGTCGACCAACTTGAGGGGACATTAATCGATGCAAGAGCCGTTAAAGATGCTTCATTTAAACAAGCCCGTTTGGTACGTGATACGTTATTAAGTATACCAAATCGGTTAACACCAGTAGTTGCAAACGAGTCAGATGAGCATCGTGTTTTCCAGTTAATTCATGAAGAAATTGTGTCATCCTTAAGAGCAATTAATGGCGATCAACCCCTACAAGTTATTTCGTGAATCCTATTCAGAGGGTTTACAATTAGACCCCGATTTGTCTGTTAGTGAATTTTCAGATAGGTTTCGGGTATTACCAAGCAAAGGATCATCGGAGCCAGGAAAATGGAGAACATCAAGAACCCCTTACCTGAAAGAGATATTGGATTGTCTTTCACCGAAATCAGTAGTCGAGAAGGTAGTATTTATGAAGGGCTCACAGTTAGGAGGAACGGAAGCAGGAAACTGTTGGATCAGTTACATAATAGCTCAAGCACCAGCACCAACGATGGTAGTTCAACCGACAGTGGAACTAGCAAAGAGGTGGAGTGTCCAGAGATTAGCACCAACGATTGTAGAGACACCAATTCTTAGAAATGCAGTATCAGATCCTAAATCAAGAGATTCAGGAAACACTCAACTCGTTAAAGAATTTAAAGGTGGAATTATTGTCGCCACAGGAGCAAATAGTGCGGTTGGTCTTCGAAGTATGCCCGTGCGTTATCTCATGCTTGACGAGGTGGATGCATACCCAATGGATGCAGACGGTGAAGGTGATCCAGTATCATTAGCGATCAAAAGAACATCCACATTTAGTCGCAGAAAAATATTACAAATTTCTACTCCTACCATTAAAGGTATTAGCCGAATAGAACGTGAGTTCAATTCAAGTGATGCCAGACGGTACTTCGTCCCTTGCCCTCATTGTAAAGCAGAACAGTTTTTAAAGTGGTCAGGAATCGTGTGGGATAAAGATGAGAACGACAACCACTTACCCGAAACTGCAAAGTATCAATGCGAGTCTTGTGAAGAATTAATCGGGGAGCATCATAAAGGAGAGATGCTTGGTAATGGTCGATGGATCGCAACTAATACAACCAACAACAAGAAAGTCGCTGGCTTTCATTTAAACTGTCTTTATTCTCCCACTGGATGGAAGTCTTGGGAAGAATGTGTTCGTGAGTTTCTTGAAGCAAAAGAAGACAAGTTTTTACTGAAGACATGGACGAATACAGTACTAGGTGAAGTCTTTGAAGAACAAGGAGAGGGTGTGGAATATGAATATTTATATGCTCGAAGAGAAGACTATTCAACTGACCCATTACCTGAAAAGGTATGTTTATTAACTGCTGGTATCGATACTCAAGATGATCGGTTAGCAGTTGAAGTAGTCGGCTGGTGTAATGGTGAAGAGTCATATAGTTTAATCTATGACGAGATTTATGGAGATCCTGGAAATGAAGAAGTATGGCACAAATTGGATGATTTACTTAATATTAGTTTCAACCATCCAAGTGGTACAAAATTAACGATAGCGTCAGCATTTATTGATTCAGGTGGACATCATACAGACTCGGTTTATCGTTATGCATCTCAAAGACAAATTAAACGAGTTTTTGCTTGCAAAGGTTCATCGATTATTGGTAAACCAGTAATAAGTAAACCCAACAAAATAGCCCGATCCAATGTGCTATTATTTTCAGTGGGTACTGATACCGCAAAGGAAGTTATTTATTCGAGACTTAAAATAGGGGAACCGCAACGTGGTTTCATGCATTTCCCTTTCTCTCATGACAAAGAATATTTCCTAATGTTAACCGCTGAAAAAGTAGTGACAAAATATTCTAAAGGATTCCCCAAAAGAGAATGGGTTAAAACCCGAAGAAGAAATGAAGCACTTGATTGTCGTGTTTACGCATTTGCAAGTTTAGTTGCACTTAATCCTAATCTTGAAGTATTAACCGAGAAATTAGCGGATTCTGATTCACCTAAAGAAAATATAAGTACAAATCGAAGAGTAAACAAAAGTGGCTGGGTCAGTTCCGTAAGGAACAGACGTTATGGCTAACTTATTTGATTCGACTAATTACCGCACGAAAGAACCTACCATTGAAACTTATGGTCACCCGATTGTTTCTGGTGATTATTTAGCTTGGAAAAGAACAGACCTAAATTCTGACTATTCCAATTCCTCCTATACACTTTCCTACAAAGCACGGTTAGAAGACTCTGGTTCCACAGTAATTTCGATTACTGCATCAGCATCAGGAGCAGATTATTTAATCGAAGTCAGTCAGTCAGCAACAGCTTCCTATACTGTCGGAATTTATTATTGGGATGCATACATTACCAAGGATTCTGATTCAGAAAGAATTCGAATGGATTCGGGTCAATGGGAAGTTATTGAAAATTTAGCAACGGCAACTACTGACCCAAGATCCTCAAATAAAAAAATCTATGATGCAGTTGTAGCAACTATTGAGGGAAGAGCTTCTCAAGATCAAATGAGTTATTCGATTGCTGGTAGATCCTTGTCACGAATGTCTGTTGAAGACTTAATTAATTTTGAAGGTATTTATAAAGCACGTTGGATGAAGGAGGTCAATGAATCCAGAAGTAAAGACGGATTAGGAAATACGAACACAATCCACGCAAGGCTACCGACATGAAATTGTTTGATCTATTCAAGAAGAATAAAGATGTTCCAAAAAGAAGGTCGAACCCTGTAAGGAATTATGCTTCGGCTAAGTATGACAATTTATTTTACGGCTGGCGTGGTACTGATGCATCCGCAGATAAGGAGTTAATTAATAATCTGCAAACCATAAGGAATCGGGTTCGTCAAGTATGTAATGACGATGTTTATGCCCGAAAATTTCTAAGCATGGTTAAGTCGAATGTAATAGGAGCCGATGGAATAATACTTCAATCAAAAGCAAAACGTGATGACGGATCTTTTGATACAAATGATATCCGTCTAATCGAATCAGCCTGGAAAGAATGGGGATCAGAGAAACGATTTTGCTCCGCAGACAAGCGGTTAAATTGGAGAGACATTCAAAGGATCGTAGTCGAGACATTAGCAAGAGATGGTGAAGTTTTTATTCGAATGATCCGATCCGTAGATAATCCTTTTGCTTTTAGTCTTTTTGTAATGGAAGGCGATTGGTTCGATCTGAAAAGGAATCATGCCATTGATGATTCTAAAGTAATGAGAATGTCAATTGAACAAAACAGTTTCGGAGAACCATTAGCCTATTACCAATTAACAAGCCCTCCTGAAAGTCAGACCTTAAGTTATGTCGGAGAAGCAGAACGGGTTCCAGCAGAAGAAATAATCCATGTTTACTTAATGGAACGTCCTGGGCAATCAAGAGGAGTTCCTTGGATGAATACTGCTTTGCGTGGTTTAGAAATGCTTCATCAGTATCATGAGTCCGAATTAGTTGCTTCACGAATAGGTAGTTCCAGTATGGGTTTTTTCACTTCACCCGATGCTCAAGGATATACAGGAACCGATAAAGAATCTGACGGAAGTTTGATACAAGAGTTCCAACCAGGAACTTTTCAACAACTACCCGATGGTGTCGAGTTTCAACCGTTTACTCCTAATCATCCCACTAATGCGTTCCCTACATTCGTCAAATCGATCCTCAGGAGCATTTCTTCTGGTTTAGGCGTTTCGTATAACGCACTCAGTTCTGATTTGGAATCGGTTAACTTTAGCTCGATTCGGGCAGGCGTTATGGAAGAAAGAATTGTCTGGCAGACTCTTCAAAATTTTATGATCGAGCATTTTTGTAAACCAGTTTTTAAAAGTTGGTTGAGAATGGCAATTGCTTCAGGTCGATTACCATTACCTATGCAAAAGATTGAGAAGTTTGAAGAAGTTTCATGGGTCCCTAGAGGTTGGTCTTATGTCGATCCACTTAAAGAAATTAATGCTCATAAAGTCGCAGTTGAAATGGGAGTTGAATCATTAAGTGAGATTGCTTCAAGTAAAGGAAAAGATTTGGTTGAAATATTTGAACAAATTAAACGTGAAAAAGAGCTTGCGGAATCTTTAGGAATATCATTACCCTCGATGAACGAGGTCACTGAAAAAATCGAAGTAGAAGATGACGAAAGGTAGGAATGGAAGAACAAAATAAACGAGATGAAACAGAAGTAACGGAATCAGATAATTTGTCTGAAGAAGTGGATGAAGAAGTTGAAACTAAAACTGATGAT